CAGGACGATCATGGCGCAGTTTAAAGGGCGGCATCTGGACCTCGTGATCGACTATGAGCACCAGACCCTGAAGGACGTCCAGGCTCCGGCGGGCGGCTGGATCAAGGATATTTATAAAGGGGATGATGCGTTGGTGGCAAAAGTGGAGTGGACGCCAAAAGCGCAGGAATACCTGAAAAACAGGGAATACCGTTATCTGTCCCCTGTGGTGACAGTACGCAGGAAGGACAGGAAAGCCATCGGTCTGCATTCGGTGGCACTGACTAACACCCCGGCGATCGACGGGATGTTTGCAATCGTAAACTCTGCCGGGTTCCCGGCTGGGGAAATAGATGATCCACAAGGAGGAGAAAACATGGAATTTTTAAAAGCACTTGCAGCCATGCTCGGACTGCCGGAGACGGCAACAGAAGAGGATGTGAAGAATGCAGTGGATGCGTTGTTGAAAAAAGGCACGGAAGTCGTGGCGAACAGCACAATCCTGTCCATGTTGGGACTGGAAAATGATGCGAAAACAGAGGATGTGACCGGAAAGATCCAGCAGATGAAAAACGGCGGGGACGTGGCAGCGGAACTGGCAGCCTTAAAACAGCAGATCGCCAAAAAGGATGCGGATGAAGCTGTGGCGCTGGCGCTGAAGGATGGCAAGATCTCTGCAGCGCAGAAGGAGTGGGCAAGCCAGTATGCCCTGAAAGATCCGGAAGGTTTCAGCGGATTTTTAGAAAAAGCATCCCCTGTTGTCCCGATGGGGAAACTTGGGGCTGATCAGTTGGCAGTCCATAAAAAAGGGGAAGTGGACAGCGTTGTGCTTAAAAATCTCGGGATGTCAAAGGAAGATATTGAAAAATACGGGGATAAGGAGGCATAAAAATGGAACGGATCGGAAATGAACGGACAGGCTGCAGCAATATCGTCCTGCCAGTTGCGGCGGGGCAGGAAATCATGCCGGGGACAATGGTTGCCCTGAATGCAGATGGGTATGCCGTACCGGCTTCCAAGGCAGAAAATCTTATCATCGCCGGAGTGGCGCAGGCAAGGGCAGACAACCGGCTGGGCGCAGACGGAGCGAAGGTCGTGGGCGTGCGCCGTGGGGCGTTTGTGATGGCGAATGATAAGACCATCAAGCAGACAGACCTGTTAAAAACAGCATATGTGTCGGATGCGACCACGCTGACGCTGACAGCAGAGGGGTCCAGTCCCGTAGGACAGATTCTGGAAGTGATGGATGACGGCGTGACCGTCAAGATTGGATGATAGGAGGATACAAAAATGTTAGTAACAAATGCGTCGCTGGAGCAGCTTCGGATAGGTTATTCTGCGGCATTTAACCGTGGGCGTGAAAATGTGGAGTCGCTGGCTGACAGGGTGGCAACAACCGTGCCTTCGTCAACCGGGGCAAATTTATATGGATGGCTCGGGGCAATCCCCGGTCTGAAAAAGTGGATCGGAGAAAGAGAAATTCAGAAAGTATCAGATAATGCGTACAGCATTGCAAACGAGAAGTTTGAGCTGACGGTAGGCGTGCCGCGCGATGACATCGAAGATGACAATTATGGTGTATATACGCCGATGATGGAAGCGATGGGAGAAAGCACTGCGCTGCATAAAGATGAACGTGTATCGGAAGCTGTAAAAAATGGTTTTACGGAGAAATGTTACGATGGACAGCCATTTTTCAGTGAAAGGCATCAGGTCGGCAGCATTACCTACAGCAATAAGGGGGATGCAAAGCTGGACGCGGAATCCTTCCAGGCGGCGCGCCAGTCGATCATGAGCCTGAAAAATGAAAAGGGACAGCCTCTGAACATTGTCCCGAATGTGCTTTTGGTGCCTCCGGCGCTGGAAAAGGAAGCGCGTATGATCCTTGAGGCGGAACTAGTCAACGGTACCAGCAACATCAACAAGGGACTGGCAGAAGTGGTCGTATGGTCGCAGCTGGCAGACAAGCCGACACAGTGGTATCTGCTCTGCACAAAGCGTTCCCTGAAACCTTTTATTTTTCAGGAGCGCAGGAAGGCAAAATTTACAGCCATGACAAGAGAAACAGACGAAAACGTATTCATGCGTAGCGAGTATCTTTACGGCGTGGATGCGCGGGATGGCGTCGGATATGGCTTCTGGCAGATGGCATATGGATCTACGGGCACGGCGTCTTCAATGGGCTGATTGAAAACGGGGAGGCGGCAGGATGGCATATTGTACAGTGGAAGAGGTACTCGGGGCAATCAAGGAAAGCGCGTATGACGCATTACTTGGGGATGAGTACATAGAGGATCTGGAGGAACGCAGAAGACGGCTGGTGCCCTATGTGGAAGAGGCGGTTGCAGATGCGGACGCAGAAATCGACGGATATCTGGCAAAACGCTATGATGTGCCTATGTCCCCGGCACCGAGGGTGCTGAATAAATTTTCAAAGGACATTGCCGTGTATAACTTGATGTCCCGGATTGGGATTGATGAGCAGGATCGGGATAAAACTTATCTAAACAGATACCAGTCGGCAATCAAGTTTCTGGAAGGGGTTGCGAAAGGAACTATCAATATCGGAACCGGAGGCGGCGGGGATACACAGGAGCAGGCTGCGGGAAGGGGCTTCCGGATCAAAAGCTCGCAGCGTTTGTTTTCAAGAGATACGATGAAGGGTTGGTAAGACATGGGATCTGTGCATGTAAAAGTGACCGGGGATAACCGACGTTTGATCAAACGCCTCCAGATGATGGCGGAGCTGGATGTAAAAGGGATTAATAAATCCATTGCGGAAGGAATCCGGACGTCGACAATGGAGCGCTTCCGTTTAGAAAAGGATCCGGAAGGGAAGAAATGGAAGCCTTCCATCCGTGCACGGGAGGAAGGCGGAAAAACCCTGACGGAAACCGCAAAGCTTAAGACTTCCATCCGATCCACGGCGTCTGCA